TCGTTGGCACTGACAGTATGAAGAGCATTGGTAAATAAGGCCTCACTATTTAACTGAGTAACCGCTTTCTCCGCCGCCACCAACCTTTTATCCAGCGCCGTGCCCTGCGTTCCCGCCAGAACGGTGGAGGCATCCGTCGCCAGAAGGTTGTTTACAATCTTATTTTTATTGATAAGCTCATTCACAACCTTATTGGCGATCGCATCGATCAGCACTTGCGCTGTACTCTCCCCCAAGGCACTCACTACCAAACCGTATGTATCGGTAGTCTTGACTTTCGCGGCGGTACCCCCTGCCGCCGCCAGCTCATCAATGCTGACACCGTATTCTTGTAGCGCTGATTCAATTTTATTCAAATGTTCTGCATCAATATCCGGTTCGCTATTGTCTACCCATTTTGTTGGATCGTAATTGTGTTTATCATTCATTCCCATATTGATTTCTCCTTTATTCGAATTTTATGCTATGAATTTTAAACCAAGCATACTTCTCATATTTTGTCATAGATACATACAAGGAAAGATATACCGTTCGTGAAAAAGATGATACATCCACCCGAAGACTTTCTATTTGATCACCATCATGAGCTCCATCACCACTTACAGCGGTTGGCGCCGTATATTTAGTATCTCTTCCCAACGTCGTTATTCCCAACAAATTTTTATCTCCGAGAACATCCAATCGCCCCCCACTTCCATCATCTGGATCAAACGTAGTTAAAAACGGCTTCATATAGCAAGTATTGTATGCTATCGCTTTCAAATAAACCGTATATTCAATTATTAATGTTTTCTTTCCCGTTATATCAATAGGATTAAATCTGCAAAACTGTTCCGTCAAACGTCCATCAGGCGCTAAGTAAATATACTTTTCTTCATATGTAGGATTCACCGTATGTGAATTGCTGTATGATTTAAGTATTTTTATACTCTGCCCCGGGCCAAACGTTCCCCGATAATACAGCGTATACGGATCATTCACCACAAACCCTTTCCAGGTTCCCGGCCCGACGCCGCCGACGTATTCCCCTTCTTTGATATTCTCCGGCACCAGATTGCTCAGCTTGGGAACGATGATGTTTCCACCCATATAGACCCCTTTTGTTGGAATCTGCTGTTCCTTACTGGTCGGATAGATTGTATAATCTCCCATTGCCGGGATATTCTGCGTAACCTTTCCTCCACTGTATTTTCCTGCCGGTATTGACGCTGTTCCATTCAAAGGAAGGGAAATCGTAGGGGAACCCCTATCAGGCATTGTACCTACACTGATGGCGCCATCTGGACCAATGAATTTTTTCTTTTCCAATACCATTTCCGGTGTCGCTGTCAGCGCATCAAAATCTGCGCTCTGCACCACCATATCCAGCAATCCATCCACCGTTACCCCTCCTCATCTGGAAATCCTTGATAATTTCCCGTAATATCTCCGATTTGAACCCCGTACTTTATCACTTCTGGTCGTAGGTTCTCCACCGACATAAGAACTGCATTACTCTGCAGGTATTTTCCTTTTACATTTACAGTAATTCCACCGCTGCCTGGATCAATCTGCGGACCATCCTCAACTGGAATCCCTGACTGATGGAAAGAATCCGTACCATCATGATATCCAGCAGGGATGTTGTAAGTCTCATTGACGGTCATTGACTTATCAACCGCCGTTATCCGTTTCATCGCTCCCATCTGCGCTTCCTTGCTGTCAGCTCCCAAGAATTTCTCTCCTTCCAGGACATCCCCCGATACCGCGGTCAAATCCGTATTATCCACACCGGCACCATGCTTTAACAAAATTCCATCAGCCATGTTTTACCCCTTTCGCCGATACAACGATGTCCGTCACAGGCTTTTTGCTGTAACAATATGCCGTCACAACGTCATCACCCGATGCGATCCGATCCACGTAGCCCCACGCAAGTTTCTGCGCTTCTACCGTCACGTTGGACAGCGTTCCCGTCAAACGTAACCCGTATATAGGAATGTCCGTTTCCTTTATTCCAACAAATGCAACCTTCTGCGTATACGGTGCTGTATCGCTCCACCTGGATGCTCGAAGTGTCAGAAGCACTTCTCCGGTCAGGGCCTCCGCAGTTCCAGATATATCATCGACCCGGCCTGTAATTTCTTCCTGGAACGAATCGCTTCCTGTCTGCAGCTCATTTACCGCTTTATTGATCGCATTCACATCATCCGCCGAAAGAATATCCCCCTCCTGCACATAGTCCGTTACATCATCCAGAGAAACCGTTCCATCCGCATTATTGGTTATCTGATATTTCCGCTTGCCAGTAAAGATATCGTTTTTATAATCTGTCTTTAAGCTCATATTGCTATACTCCTGTTCCCTAGTGCCCTGCCAGCTCCCAGCCTGAAACTTAAATGCTGCATTCCTGGCGAAGACGTCTCAATCAATGTGCCAATATCATAAATGATCTTCTCGATCGCGTTTGCCTGATAAATGGATGTGTATGTAATTCTTTCCGGCGTAAGCGGTGTACTGTCTGGGGTATAATAAGCCGCCCGGATAGCTGCTATATTATCCCGCAGGCGCTCCATCTCTTTCTCTGTCCGAAAGTCATTCATTTTCCAATTCAGCTTATTGTGTGTCGTATTTTTATAGCCGTATCGATTCAGCACATAAGAAACCCATTTTACAGCCCCCTCAATGCGGTTCAAATCTGCATAATCAATGTATGCTTTCTGCGTCAGGTTATCTAAATCTTCCTGTACCCGGTCAAATATCAAACTGTCAAGAATCTCACTCATGTATGCTTATCCTCGCTCTTATTCCTGTTGCAAAACTCGGATCAATGCTTTCTATTACTCCTGTGCGGATGCCGTCGTAGCCGGTGTCAATCTGCACTTTCTGTCCCAACTGCTTGTCCTCTTCCAGAAGCACATCGCCAACAACGCTCTCTGCCCGCTGGTAATATTCATAAATGCGTTCCAGTGCCGCCGGTCCATTTTCTGGATTTATGAGAGTCGCATCCGTTACCTCTTTAATATTTTTGTTGTAAATAATATCCGGATTATCTTTCGATAACTGGGATGTCGAATGACCGTATTTTTTTCCAGTCAGTGTAATAACGGCTCCTGTTCCTGTTATGATCGCATAATTGGCTCCACTCTCTTCCAGAGCGCCGCCGAGGATTGAGAGGCTATGATGCGGTTCCGAAAATACAATCTCCGCGGTTCCATTCAGCGCTTCCTTGTATAGCTCTTCCTCCTCATCCGTCTCCGCATAGCTGTGAACGGTCAGCCGGATTCCGGTTACTATGTCGCTATGCTCCAGGGTCAATCCATCAAACGTGTTCGAATTATCAAAAGTTCCCGTTATTTCCTGCGACTGCGGATAAATCCGCACACAATCTCCGTAAGATGTATCTACGATCGCCCCGATGGCAAACGCCACCTGCACCAGCGCATTTCGCTTGCTCGTATACGGAATATACCCGGTCAGCGTAACATCCTTATAGGACTCATCCAATGTATATCCAAAATCTTCCCCGGCAAATATTTCATGCAGTACCGTATCTACTTTCACAGCCGAGTAAATCCCTCCATGATATTCATTGCCATCCAAGATTCCCAATGCATCGTGCGTGTCCATATAATAATCTACTCGATTCTTTCTGGCGCCGCTCTTTAAGTAAAAATTTCCCAGCAAACGCCCGTCGAAGTACAATCCCAATCTCTGCTTCTTCTGTAGGTCGAACGGAATAATATTCTTTGCCCGAACAGTAAACGACAACGTATTAATGCTGATGCTCTCCGATATCGCATTGATCTCCTGCAAGCAATCCGTTTCAAGCAACTCATCTGAAAGGAAATCACGATAGATTCCGTAATCAATGCGGATAAGGAATACCGGGCGGTATGGTTTTGATGTACTTTGGAATGTCAGTACAATCTTGTTGTACCGTAGCACATAATTGCTACAGAAATATCTCGCACTGTCCGGCTCAAAATCCTTATTTGAAAGCAGAGTATCATCTGCATACCATTTAATATTGAGCTTCCGCGCATAATCTCCCGACAGCAAATTGAACGTAAGAAGAAGACCTACACTTGAAAACTTCCCGTTGAAACTGATCGTCAGTGCTGGCATATCCATCCAGGTACTTCCGCCAGGTGCTGGGTATAGAAATGTTCGCGGGTACAGCCCTTTTTGAGGTGTGAGCCCTTTTCTGCTATATCTCCATCCAAAATTACCGTCCGCATCCGACCACTCATCCGAAATATATCCGTAATCATCCGCCAGAGCTGGCATATTGATATAGTTTCCATCCAGCAGAGAAAAGCCAGGATAACAAAGCGCATAACCGGGGTAGGTCAAATCATCCCGGCGTAGATCCAAGAACTCTCGTTCTACGGTTGTCGCTGCCGGCGTCAACCCCGCTTGCGGGAAAAGTCCTTTATGAGGGCGCAATCCTGCTTTTACAATTTGCGGAGTGCTATTTTCTTTCGCATATGGCGCCACATCGTCATATACAATCTTCAGTCCTTCTCCCATCACGGTCTCCTTTTCGGTTTCATGGCTATAAAATTCAGCGACAGACCCGACCATTTATTGATATGTCCGTTATCCGTCTCCTGCATCTTCAAACTATCATCTCCGCTGGTTACATACGCTTCGAACTCCAAGGTCCCCTGGCCATATGGAAACACCATATGATGAGAGGCTTTCGGCGCTGACACGATCTCATAAAAACTATCGTAATCAGCCCGATTGCTCCGATCCGGATCCAGCGTCAGCGTGTAATTGTAAAAGGTACCTGCAATGTCCCGATACATACTGTAATCTTTCAACCGCCCAGAATTATCCGTATCGGTTACTTTGAAAGAGCGTTTCAGCTCTTTAACCCATAACCGAAACGTCATTCCGTCAATCTCAAATACTCCATTTCCAATCTTAGGCATTCTGTTGCACCATCCTTACTCCTACACGCTGTCTTTCCTGATTGTTCGCCTTATATACTGCACTGGCAAATCTCTGCCCGTTCAGTATCAAATCTATATGAATATCTCTTCCGCCGCCGATTGCCCCAGATTCCTCCAGTGCCTCTTTCAAAGCCTGTTTCATCGTGCTAAGCGGAGATACCACCTCAGTTTCCCGTTTATTGTCTCCTAAGATAGCAGCGAACTCACCCGCTCTCGGCGGTACCACCGTACCAGTTGCCAGACGAGGCATCCTGAACGGTGCGCTCGCGTAAGAAACTGCCCGGTTCGCATTCTGATATGCAGATGCTGTATTCGGTCGGCTGTTTCCGCTTCTGGAATTTGCACTGCTCACAATACTGGAAATTCCCAATCCTGCGATTCCCGCAACCGCCATCGCCACACCAAGCATCACATAATTGGAGGTCAACGCTCCGATCGCCGCTACCACCAATGCAATCGCACCAGCTACCGCGATGATCTTCGTCGCCAGCCGCTCTCCTGGTGTCATTTTTGTCCACGCCTGAGCCACTTTCATTGCCAGCCCTGCAACTGCTGTCAGAACCGTCACAATCGCCAAGAATTTGATATTGGTCGTTGCCAGAACGCCAATCAGCTTCCCAAGATTCGCGATCATCAATCCAACATGAGAAACCAGCGTTGTGACCGCCCATGCCGCAAAGAACATGATTACAACCTCCGTAAGCGCTTGAATCGTACTCTTATGCTGAGATGCCCAGTCTGAAAACCTCAAAAGCGCCTGCGTAAGCTTCTGGAGTGCTCCGATGATTAACTCACCTGTCCATTGCCCAATCGGCTGGAAGAAATCATTCCACATCCAGTCGAATGTCGGTTCTGCTGCCATGAGCACACTATGTAATGCCGTCAGCGCCGCCGCTATCAGGTCAAATACCGCCGGAAGCCCTGATTCAAGCCCCCATTTTGCCAACGGGAGAAGGCATTTATTCAATAACCACAGCAACGCGTCGCCAATGTCTCCTACCACCGGTCCCAGTGCCGCAAAAACTGCATCAAAACTGGTAAGTAACGGAGAAAAGTCCAAATCTGCCGACCAGTCTTTCATACTCTGCGATGCATCACGGAAAAAGCCTGTGATTTCTAAAATGATATCTCCCAAATGCCGCATGATGTTTGTGCCGGTATCGCCTGCCACCCATGCTGCATCCAACTGTGTAGCCAGATTAGCGACCGTCCATGCCAGGTTGGCAACCGTAATCAGCAGATCATCCGTGATACGTTTCCCATATCCTTCCATATTCCAGACCTGCATAAAGGAAGCCCCGACATCCCCCGCCAGCTGCTTCATCGCCGTAAAAGCCGCTTTAACAGCCTCCGTCACTTCCGGACCATTTTCTTTCCACGACTCTTTCAGCGGGTCAAACAAATCAGAGAATGTCTTTTTTATATCCGCAGCCAGATCCTTCATTTCATTCGGAACTTCCTCCGTTTTAAACATCTGATCCGGTGTTGGTCCGACATAATCTTTTGTATCACTGCTGTTCTTCTGCGCTTGTATCAGTTCATCAAAGCTAAACAGCAGCTTTTTATTCAGTTTCTCCTTATCCTTTAACTGTTGGTTGCTCTCCTTCAGGGCGGCGCCGTAATCCTCTTCTACCTTAGTTGCCCGCGTATATGTGTCCTTGCCCGTCAAAGCAGCCGCCAACTGTGCCGCCCACGTAACCGCTTCCGACAAAAGTGAAATCATTTTTGTCAGTGCCGGTGCCGCATACTCGATCGCCGGAGAAAATGCAGTTGCAAAACTGTTTTTCAACTGGGTCAGGGCAGACACCAGCATAGAGAGCGCCCGATTTGTATCATCCGAATACCGCGCCAGGTTATCCGTACCGGACTTTAACCCCGAAGCAACTGCAGATAGTGCACGGAACACCGTTGAAAACATCAGAGACATCATCAACATCCGTTTCATGCTCATCCGGGCGCCACCCGCCGATTTCTTGGTATTATCCAAGGATTTATTCAGTTTCTTAGTCTGCTTTTCAGATGCCTTTGCGCCGCTCTGGTAACGGCTCAGTTCTTCCCTAAGCTTCCTTATTTTCCGGGCGTTGCTGTCATATTCTTTGTTTCCCGGCCCTACGCCCGCTTTTGACAGTTCCTTTTGTCGTGCCTCCAGGGCAGCCAGTTCCTTATTGAGGGACACGATGCGTCGATTCGAAATTTTAGCATTCTCACCGATCGCCGAAAGCCGGGCAGCTTCCTGAGCGGCGGCGGCTTCCTTTTGCCGCGCTTCCTCCAGCCTCTCATTCACGCGCCGCTGCGCTTCTTCCTGCTTCCTGGCTGTTTCTGCCTCTTTCTGCCGCTGCTCATCTGTCTTAAACAGTTCTTTTTGATAATCTGCAAGTGAGTGCTGGGCTCGTTTCAGCGCGATCGCCGTCGCATCAAACGTCTCATCTCCGAAGCCCTTTCCGCTGTTGCGTAATTTCATCAAATCGCCGGTCAGCTTCCCGATCTGACCTTCCAGGGTGCTCGAGTCAAACAGTTTGACATCTGACTCTGGATTGACAATAGCCCTTTTCCATTCCTTAACTTCCTGCATGAGCTGCTGATATTTTAGGAATGTACTATTGTAATCTTCATCGCCAAACCATTTTCCATTATCTTCCAGATCCTTTAACTGTTTTTTTAAAGATTCAACCTGCTGCTTTAATTCGTTCGTGTACCGAGATGCCTGTCCGGCTCCGTTCATATAGTCATCGATGAACTTCTGAACAGAATCCCCATAATCATGAAACTGCGCCGATGCGCCGTCCAGTGCCTGTTCTATCTCATTAATTCCGGCATCAAGCCCATCTTTCCGGATCGCCGTATCAATTACTATGGTTCCGTCCGCCATCTATCAGTACACCCCCTTAAATAACGCATCGACCGCTGCCTCTTCTGCCGCAATCCGTTTCTGTTCTTCCTCCGATGTCTTATTTTCCAAAATTACAAGTGAACGATGTTCATGAAGAAACTCTTCTTCCCATTTTTCTAGCTTCTTCCCTTTTGCACGCTTCTGGCGTATGGCAAGAACCTGCGAAAAGGTCCCTTCATCTATTTCGTCAAAATACCCCGCAAACGTCCACCAATGCGTATAGCGTTGGGGATTTCTCAGCTCATATCCTGCCACCTTATTAATCGCCGAAAAAATCATGGATGCATCCTGCTCCCAATCCATGACTCTGGGGCCAGTCTTTCCATCACTTCGTTTCCCGCAATCCAGATACCAGTACGCCCGTTCTACGGCTTCATTCAGGTACTCCTCCGGTGGAAGCTCTACAAACAGAATCTCCATCATTACCTGGATTTTGTTTTCCTCCGGCAGCTCTGGATCATTGAATGCCACCAAAATATCCAGAGCCGGGCGGAAATCTGTCCGAATTTCATACATTCTCCCGCCAACTTCCAGCGCCTGCGGAAGATCCCAGGTAAACACTATTTTACCGGGGCAATATAGCCGCCCGGACCCGTTTTGTATTTCTGCGTGTATTTCTGAACATGAGCCTGCACCGCTTCCAGCTTTACATTTCTCTCCTGCTCAATGATCCCCTTCACGGCGTTCAGCACATTCTCAACAAAGAACTGCCCGCTGTCCAGCATCGTGAACGGGGAGGTAATCGAAAAGAAGCTTTTCGCCACCGGCGCATTAAACAGATAATCCACCTGTTCTCCGATACGCTTATCCAATTCCATTACATAGGAAATCGGTGCATCTTTTTTCTCCTTGATCTCCTCGGACATCCGCTCAAAAGCAGAAACCGTCTCATCATAACGCCGGATAAGATCGAAATCAGATGGAATAAATTTGAACTGTCCCAAAAGTTCCCCACGCATATTCGTAATATCGTATACCTTACTGCCATCATCAATCTGAATTACATTTCCCATCTGTTACACCTTCCCTTATTCTCCTACCTTGGCATCATCCCACGTGAGAGCGCCATCCGCGATCGTGACAGAACCTTCCTTCCGGTTTCCATCAAAATGAATACTGAACGGGATCTGAAAGCCCGATGTATTGCCGCCGTACTCTTCCGGCTTCACCACAACATCCTCTTTCCATGCCCTGTGTTTTGCCGCTGCGGTATCCTCTACAATCACTTCCAGAATCGTTGTTCTGCAATCATCACCCTTTAACCGGTTCATTGCCATATCTCGCAGTTTCGGATAAATCGGATCGGTCGGATCCGCATAGTAGGTGGTCGATTCGATCGACGGTTCATAACCGTTGTCCTCAACATACGATTCGTCCCAGACATTCTTATTGGATGAAACATCCGGATTCAGATTAACGCTTAAATCATCGGTGTACTTTCCCAGTCTCCACCATTTAGGCGTTCCAGTACCACCAAATGCCGCATCCAGAAATGTTCTGTAAGCACCTCTTGTTAATTTGCTCATAACGTCCTCCTTCTTGAATAAAAAAACAGAGCCTCAAATCAAATTGATCCTGGCTCTGCGTCATGCGTCTGGCTCTAATATTTCATTACTGTATCGTACAGATACCGGAAGAACCCAATCCTGTACACCATTTTCCTGCGGTTCCAAGCCATATGCATTTTCCCGCACAATTCTTGTTATCTTTCTCTCTTGGGAGAGCTTTGGATATTCAGTCAAACGATATTCTTTATCATTTAACACAACCTTTTCCCGGCAGAGCCATTTTCCAAGCCCGTCTAGAAAGCTCTGAGCCGATAGTTTACGTCGTTCCCGATCGGATGCCGTCCGGTATACAACATAGAACGGAAACTGACAGGTTTGAAAGATGTTCCCTATCACATCCTCATTCTCCTCATAAATCAAGGCACCGCTGTCCGCTGAAAAAGCAATTCCTTTGTCTTTTTCCAGCTCTTCAAACTTAATCCGTTCTCCCTGTGGCAGACCCGGATACTGATTCAAAAGCTCCCGGATCGCCGCCGTCAGTACCTCATAACCACTCGCATCTGTTCCTATCGGTTGCAATACATTAGCCACGTTTACCACCTCCCGCTGTTTCTTTTACCAGGCGAATCCATGCCTTTTCATCTGCCTTCTTGGCTGCTTCAAACCACTTCGCTTGCGCTTTCGGATGCGCCTGCTTCGTATATTCCAGCCGTTCCTTTGCCCGTGTCTTTCCGCCATATTGGCTGACCAAAACCTTCTTCGCTCCCCTACGCGCCCAGGGGCTGCCGGTTTGCCCATCTACCATGCCTTTTCCTTCATACAAGAATCGCCCCTGCGGACCATAGGCAGCATATACAACACCGCTGCCTTGCACCGCCGCACTAGCCGCGCGGGTTGTATTTATAAAACTTCCGGTAATCATCGGCATAAATGGAACCATACTTTCCATAACAGCCCCATCAAGCTGATATTGTGCCCTCTGAAACTGTCGCTTAAACCGCGACATATCCAATGTTATGTGAACATTTCCCTTAACGGTAGAGAAGCTTTTCATAGCACCTCTTTTACTCCTTCTGGCGATGTCGTCCACCTACTTTCCTAGAATTTCAAAGTGCGGGATCAGGCTGTACGGTCCGCCCACACTGGATATCTTAAAGCAGTAATCCCGTTCCGCATTCAGATACTGATAAAAACCATCCGGGTAATCAGCATCATTCACGGCACCTGCCTCCCATTCTCCAGCTATGAAAAAATCATCACTGCCAAACGTGATACTGGCTGCCCTTTCTTCCGCCTCCTGCCTTTTCCAACTCTTTGGCGGAAGCCACGGAAGTAATAGTCCTGCTGCCGTCCGAATCAGCTTGCTACCATCCAGCTCCTGATATTCGATATGAAGCTGTGCGTTGTCCGTACTGCCTGGACCATATTTTTTCAAGATTGCACCTCGATCCATATTCAAATCTACACCCGACAAGACATATGGGTACCAGATGGCTTCGCCTGATGACTCGTAATAACAAAATACTGTAACCGTATCACTATACATAATTACCACCCATCACATACCGCCTCCTTGAATTTATCGCTAAATGCCAGCACCCGGACAATATTTCCTTTGCACTCCTCCGGTACACTGCCGTAAAAGATGATTGTCTCCGGATGTAACCGCTCAACCATCGCCGCATACCCAGATAAAAACAGACTTCTTTTTTCTGCACTGTTCATACATCCGACCGAAGAAACCGCCACCGTTCCGCCCTCTGGTTCTCCATCAAAACACCAGTCGTAAGAATCCGGCGTACTCCACGATATTGTTGGAATCACGTGACAACCATATTCTTGCAGATATGCACCAATCCAATGCTTTCGGTAATGATTGTATATCTGGATAGCTTTAGGGAAATCGGTGTAGGTGCTAAAATCTGGTGTCAAGATATACTGGAATCTACTCAGCTTGTCCACATACCTGTCTGGATTTCTCCATAGTGCGTCAAACTGATAATCATCTAAGAAGAAATGAACAGCTTTCTCTTCTGGATTGTTACATTTGCCCCTAGCGTAATTGAAACCGATAAATTCACAGTTTCCCTCGAATACCTCAGGCTCTATCTGTGGTATACCGTATTCTCCAATGCCAGGAAAGATGCGACGATTCAAATTTTCGTAGGCAATACTGGTTGATTTATCTGCCATATACTACCTCTTACTCATAATTCTGTTTATAAGCCTGTTGCTTCTTGCAGTCTTTCTGTATTCCCGGTTATTTCCAATCCCGAGACCTAGTTCATAATCGCGTCCTTTATGGTCTTCGAATCGTCTTTCTCGTTTTTCTTGCAAATCCTTAGCTGTCAAATTTTTAAACCCTTCTTTTTGACTCATATTTTTGCGCAGTGTATCATAATCAACCTTTCTTGGGCTTCCATTCACAAGGACAACTCCTGTCCGTGTTCGCTGAACCGTCATGGTTTTGCCCCCATCTTATACGAAAATACAGTTTCTTTTGCTCCCATTCCGCTGCTTCCGCCTCTACCTCACATGTTTTCTCCTTTCCAGTAACAAAAAAAGACACCAAATCATTTCTGATATGGTATCTCTCGATTATGCAAACACCGACGATTTGAACGCAGACCTCTCATTTCTGAGTATTCTCCCCGACTTAAACTATGTTTGCTTGATATGATTATGCCATATCATCTTCACTTTTTCAAGATACTGCTTATCACGGTTCGATAATGCTTCATGCTCCTTTTCAGAATTTTCCGTGTGCAAAAATCCATGATGGACATGCCATCCTTTCGACCGTTTATCCTGCTCTATGACTTTGTTCCTTTTATGTCCCTCTCCAATAAACACAATCCGAACTATATCTTTTCCGCCAATTTGCACATATACTCTTCCGTCCGTTTTGCTTTCCATAAGAGGTTCATAGTTTTTTACACTATTAGAAACAAACCTTATGTTTTCGTACTTGTACAGCGTATGGTATTGGCTCCCGTAAGGGTTTTTACCTATGCCGCTTGCCGCTCCGCGACCGCCCATAAAATCACTCTTTCATATGGTTCATACCTGTTACTGCCAATTTCTTCGCTGTGTCATACTCCCGCATACAGAATCGGCATCCCATCATCTGTTCTTATCCCCATCAGCAATGGAAGGGCTGTCTTGAGAAGCAAATCATTCGTTTTTTGGGGATCTCCTGCCACCGCATAAAGAGCATTCCATTCCTTTGCAGCACTTCCAAGCTGCTGGGGAGTTGCATATGAAATTGATTCTGTTCCAGAGGAACGAGATGTTACTACACCCTCTTCACTATTTGCGCCGCTTTCCTGTGCCGAACTTTCCAAAGCGATTACACGCATAGCCTGTTTCTCTGCCAGCTCTATTTGATACAGTGTCTCTGAAAGAACACAAATCACTTTCTTAATGCGTTTCTGGGCTCTCTCGTCGCTCGGCAATCCGGTAGCAAGGCAATCATAGGTCACCATATCCAACCAATCTGATGCCCGTTCCGAAAACCTAGCAAAATCCGTTTCCGGCACGACATTGCCGAAATAATTTTTTTCATAAAATTCATAATCTGCATATGCCATGCCGAAACCTCCTTATCCTCTGGTTTTAATCCGTGCGATCGGAATCGCTTTTGCCGGAAAATACTTTGCTCCAGCACTTGCATTATTATTAGCCAGCTCCCAGTTTGAACCGGTTGACAGCTGTTCATCCGTTGGGGAAACAAACGAAGGACGTTTAAAACTGATTCCATACGGAGAAAAAATCTTTCTCTGGCGGGCATACAATGTATCCTCTCCACCATTTGTTTTTGGATTACGATCCATCTCATACGGATACTTTACACCGCAGTTTGTATATTCAATCGCGCCTGCACCCAGAACATACGTTGTATATACTGTTCCCGCCGGGAGGAGCTTTACATAATCCCCCTCTGCAACATCCGGAATATCAGTCGAAACCGTTGCTTTCTTGATTTCACCCGTTCCTGTTCCGTCTGTGGTTACTTTCAGTGCGCCTGGATCCGTCTGTACTGCCTTAACATACTTCGCTTCGACTGCCTCTGTCGGCATATTATCATCAACCAGTACGGTTCTTCCGTTCAGTGTAGCCATCGTAAGATCTCTTTCAACGCCATCTTTGTCGGTATACTTCATATACGCCAGAAGCTTTAAGTTCTCCAGATCCGTCGCGATTTTGGAATGCATAATTGCCAAACTGAATTTCGCTTTATTGTCTCCCAGTGCCTTCTGAATTGCATTATTCAGAGTGATCTCCTTAAATCCGCACTCCGTTGCATTCTCCGATACGTCATAGGTATGAGCGGTAACAAACTTCACATTCTCGGTTCCAGTCATACCAAACACACCTTTCAGCGTTGCTAACAATGTAGCCTGATCCACGTCATCCCAGTATTCCGCAACCTCTCCCGCTGCTGGAAGGAAATCTTCTCCGGTAATATCCGATGAAAAATCTTTCTCGGTCCATCCGTGAGCACGACCCACTACGATACGCCCCTGCGTGTACGTATCACGGGAATCCGACTTGATATCCGTCGAACCATCGTAGTTATCCGCTGTACCACCGATGCGTGCCTTAATCGGTACGGTAATATAGTTTCCTCCTGTCTGATCCGGGAGCATTGCCGCATACTGGCTTTTCTCAATAACTGCACCGGATTTCAGCAGCTGGTTTCTGTTGAGGTTCGGAACCGTATCTACATACCGCCCAAACACTTCGCCATTGAAATTTTTTAAATCAAATAATGCCATTGTTTATCCTTTCTACCTTCATCTTGGTTTTGTTTGGTTTACGTACTATCAGGCGTTCATAAAAGAATCGATATCAAGGTCTGGATTCTCATTTTTCATCCGCATGACCTCTGCCATCGTGTATTTATGTCCGCCCTCCGGTTTGCTTTTGCCGGCCGGAGCCGTAAATCTGGCGCTGTTTGCCTGCGCCTTATCTACAAAGATTCCTGGCTTCTGCTTTCCATCGGCATCCGTTACCATACCCTTGAAAATATCGCCGATGGACTTTCCCTTCGCCGAATCCTTATCCAGCTCCGCCATCAGTGCATCCCTGAAATGATTTTCAGTGATATCATTCAGGAAATGATACTGTCTCTCGCCCTTTTCATCCGTAGAAGAAAGAAACGCATTGACTGTCTTTTCCACTTCCACTTTGCAGGCGTCTTCTGCTCTGGCTTTCTTCTCATCCGCCAGCTCTGAGGTAAGGGTCTGAATCTGTCCTTTCAAATCGTCCACATCGACATCCTTAAAACCATCCAGCTTTTCCTGTACCTGCTCAAGAGACGTTTTATACTCATCTCTTTTTTCTACCGCCTTGTCATAATCTTCCTTGGTGCTGTAATTTTCTTCCATCTTCTTTTTCAGATCGGCTTTTTTGTCCTCAGGAATCTCGACTCCCAAGTCCTTAAGGATCTGCTCATAATTCTCCATTCTCATCCTCCTTAACGCTGAAACATATGGTACTGGACCGTCAGGGACTTGAACCCCGGGCCATCCGGTTATGAGCCGGGTGCTCTAACCCACTGAGCTAACGGTCCTAAACCGGCACAGGCCGGTTAGCATTTTCTTTCATGTGCTATGCTTGGCACAACAGGGGGTACAAATGATAACGTATGTGCAACTTGCGTTGCAAGTGTGCGCCGGAAATTGCATCCGCTTTTCAACCTCTCCCCTAGCTGGGGATTTCTTTTAAGGGCGCACACAAACATGAAAGGAGTCTACCCAACATATAGAAAACGCAGAGTCTAAACTTGTAAGAATTTCTTACTCGTTCGGCTCTGCGTCATGCGTCTGGCTCTGCATATAAACAACATTCCCTTTTACAATATCTACAATGCTCTGGTTTTTACATACCGGGCAAAATACTGGAAGATTTACCGCTTCCGTATCTGGCCGAATTTTTGTCCGGGTCTTGTTGCCGCATATTCTGCAGCATACCCATCCATTCTTTATCATTCTTCTCCCCTCCAACATACTGCCATTTTATCATGTTTTTCCCCAATCCATTCCCCCCACGTTTCACATCTCTACAATTACTTTTTATTGATTTCTGTCATCATATTCTTTTCGCATTCTGATACCGTCTTGCCGCTCCTCTGGCTTTTGCCGCCTGTTCCCTGCTCCATCTGGCTATCTTCAAGCGTTCCGAAAGAGGACGTAGGCTATTGTACTTGCAAAAATCCTGATATGCCTGGTTCTGCCTTTGCAGAAGATACGACTTCCGATCCAGTTCCTGCTGCAGGGCGAACTTTGCAGCCTCGTCCTGACACTGCTCAACTGCCGTCTGCATCCCCATCACCGCACGTTTGGTCTTCCGAACACGGCGTTCCAGCTCCCTCTGGCGCTTCTCCAGCTTCTCCATCCGGACATTATCTTCGGTTTGAATGTCTTTATATGGATTATGGACACCGTCGCCGCAGCCAAAGCTATGACGGCAGTTCCAACCGCACAGCCCTTCTCCTGTTCCGTACCCCGTTTGCGAAAACGGAGGAAAGCGTTTGTCTGTTCCACTCCTGCTATAAAACTGCCCCTGCCACCATAAATGATTTCCAGGATTCTGCCCTCCATCTCCGGTTCTGGCTCCAATATGCGCAGATACCAGAATGATATCCCAATTCATTTCTTCCATGCGTTTCAGCGATATATCTCCTGTTGCCTGCGCGATCCCGGTGCGAACTGCCCGCGCTGTCGCAGTTTCCAGCGTATCCGTATGCCCGCTTGGATATTTCACTGCCACTCCCGCAGAAGATATCGTTTCAACCGCTTCTTTCACTGCCTGAGTATACGCAACTGCACCGCTCATAACATGGTTATATGCTTTATCACATTCTGTTATATAGAGCCGTTGTGCTTCTTCTGCCGTCGTGCGGGTGTAGTTTCTCCATTCACCCAACGATGCGTTCATATTCCGCTCCATCAGCCGAACCAACGCTGGAGACTCCCACAGTGGTACCGTAGACAGACCGGCAGCACTGTATATCAAATCATCCGCTTCCAGCGCTTTCACTCCCGCTTCTTCCATTGCCGAACGAATCTCTTGTATTTGCTTCCCTGTGTACAGAGAAAGCTCCGCCGTTATATTCTCCAGCAACTCCCCAGCATCCTGCAAGATCTGGATCCGCCAGCGGTCCGCCGAAGTCAGCAGATATTTTTCTCCTCTGCCGATGCGCTCCATCATCCGCCCCACAATGGCTTGTACAATATAATCATGCAGCTCCGAAGCGATCTGCTCGCTTCCTTCCGCAATCGCCGCCAAATATGCCGGTCTAAGCATTGCCGCCCTCACTTCCTCTATTGCATCCTTTTACTCTTCCCCAAACAGCGTTGGTTCTTTTGGCTGTGCTTCCTCTACCATTGCTTTCGCATCCTCTTCGGACATTCCTTCAAATTTCTGGAAGTAGACCCATGCCGGCACTTTTCCTTGCATAACATACTGCCACCAGCGCGCCCGGTCCTCTTCACGATTGTAGGTTATGTCTCCGAAGTCATACGTCACTTCATACAATCCAGTCGGTGCTAAAGCGTTCAGATCCGCATACACACTCAATGCATAAATTGCACCGTTCAAACAATCCTGAAGCTTATCCCGCATATCTTTTATCAGCTGGATCGTCTTCCGGTCATCCGCCTCAACCTGTGTTGCCGTTACCATTCCAGTTTTTTCATTGAACACGAAATATCCGTTGCTATACCCAGCTTTATAACCTATCTGGGACAACAGCGCATTAATGCCAGAAAGACGCGTCTCTGTATTAAGCTGCGGATTTATTTCCTGGTAGAAATCCTTCGAATCTGAACCGAACACATTTCTTACGTAATGAGGCAACTTCATCTTCTCCCTTTGTTCTTCCAGGTTCCGAGCCGTTCTGTTCTTGATGTTTGTCCCATCCATCATCATGAGGCGGTCATCTGCCAGCACAATCTTTTCACTGTCAAATATCTCCCCAGCATTCCGGCTGTACGCTACATCCAGATCCCGTAGCTCCTCGATTGCTTCCGCATACATTGGCAATCCCATTGGAGAAGACAAATCAATATTGTTTGCCTGCGGTGTACGGAACACGCCAAACATCGGGCCATCCAGCCGCTCCCCGTTCGCTTTCAATATTGGGGGTGTATCCTCCATCATATCCGCCCACTTTGTTTTTTCCAGTGCAATCCTTTTTCCGATGTCATCTGCCGATTGAGAAACGTATGCTCGATTGCTGATATAATATGGATATACCTTTTCTCCACCCTGCTGCATTTCTGCAAAACGATGATATTCGAGCCGTGTGTAAAACTTATCTCCCTTCGTGTATGTATCCCGGAAAACCATCCCCTTAATGCCCTGGTTATCATAATCTACCAGAATAACATCCTCTGGTGTAAATATGTCCAGTCCTTCCCCGTTCGGCTTTACAAACAAGGTTCCGTAGGCACAGCCAAATTCAACCCAGTGACGAACCTGGAAATACACCTTATCAATCTGCTCTTGCAGCCAATTCGCCCGCGCGCTACCCTCAATCTGGATCCCGATTGCCAAGGTTGTCAATCTGGCAGTCTCTGAACAAATTGACTTAGCAAAGTTCACAGTCCGGATTCTGTTATCTTTACTAAGCCACGGAGGTTTTCCAGCATAAATACCCGCGCAGCATTTCAGCTCTCGATCCATCTCCGGAGATACTACGGACTTAATCTTAAACTCATCCTCTGCCTGTTTCTTGAAAATCATCCCTATCCACCTTTTTATTGTCTCTATTAATCCCATCTATTTTCACCCATACAACTATGCACTGTTTCCTCTCCGGTTGAACAGAGGTTCATATGCGTAACGCAGCGCTGAAATCGCATGATCGTCCCTGTCCGGATAGCCGCTTATTATATTTCCTTCCTTATCCCGGTCATACTCATAGCGGATAATCTCTCTATGTGCGTTCGGTGTCCGGTTCGGGTCAATGACAATTTTCTTTGTCTGTAAAAACTTAAATCCGTATTCAACACTGCCAGGCCCCTTCTCCGCCCCGCGGGCAGGAAGACCCGCGTCCCGGAAATCATTGATTGACTTCGGCTCGGCAGAATCACATATCATAACGTAGTCATCGTACCCTTTTTTCTTGATCCATCCCGCCGTTTTGGCATTGCTCCACTTCGTCACATAGAGTTCGTCCAAAAGGTAGATTGTTTCCCTGGCGGCATCGTAGTACGTTCGCAGATAGCAAAACGAATCCGGGTACCATCCGAAGTCTACACCGCAGTAGAGCCGATCCATATGACTGATTTCTTCATCTGCGATTGCCCGCACCTCTACAAATTCGAACACGTTGCCTCCATTTCCGTTCGCATGACCCATATACTCATTCTCATATGCATCCGGATTAACTTCTTTCAGATGCTCGGCGTCGTTCACAAACTGTTCGCCCAGCCATTCCGCCGGGACATCTTTGTAAGTGCTCCGGCAGACCAACGCCTCCGGATCCTTAAACTCCGCCTCCTCCACATACTGATTCGCCCAGTTTATTTTACTGCGCGGCGGGTTAAAGGATTTAAAGCGGTATGCCTCATCACCGCCTCGGATGGCGGACTGCTGAATACTTCTGACCTCTTCCGGTCCCGCAAACTGATCCAGCTCCTCCAGCCAGAGAATACCGATATATCCGAACTCCGGCTTAATCGATTTAATTTTCAGCGGATCATCCGCCCCGCGGAAATATATCTTCTGGCCGGTTGGCATATACGTGATTTCAAACGGGGATGTCTTAAACCGAAACTCCTCTTCCAATCCCAGCTTCGCGATCGCCCATTTCATTTGAGCGAACACAGAATCTTTTATCGTATTCCCCACCTTGCGGAGAATCAGCGCGTGCATACTTGGATGATTCTTTATCAGCTCCGGAATTATACACGAAATTCCCGAGGACTTGGTCGAACCACGCCCACCGGGAAGAATATATTCTGTATGCTTTCCACGTCTCACATCGCGAATCAACGGATGGAATACATCCGCAATCACATCCAAATCAATGTGGTATTCCCCCGCTGTCCTGGCTTCCTCTTTTGCCTTGCGAAGCGCTTCCTGCTGCTCCTTGATGGATAACGCCTTTTCCAAATCGTTCGCAGCCTTTAACCGATCCGCTACGGAGAGATCCAGACCGAACTGATCCTTCTCCTCTCCACGCACCACTCTACTCCGAAGCTCCTGGATCTCTTTCAGCGTACAGATGCGGTCGGAATCTATTTTCTCCTGTCGCTCGGCTATATAGGCGGCTATCTGCGGCTTTTTCAGGTTCTCCGCTCCCATCGACCCCGCCGCCCGTTCCCTATACCCTGCGTCCCGCGCCGCTGCAGAAGCATTCCCTCCATTCTCTATGTAATTATCCGCAAAAGCTTTCTGCTTCGGCGTCAGCTTCATCTATCCACCCTCTTCCATCGTACATTCCCTTCTCCAGCTCAAGCCCAACCCTCTAACTGCGTCCAGATTTCCCGAAGCGTCATGACAATATCAATCTGCGATGCCGTCCGGATAATCTCATAGTCCTTCATCCTCCATTGTCCCCTCCGGTTCTCCTGCAGCACTGGTGTTGTCAGTGAATACATCGTAATCATACGGTTCTGGTCCTTGCTGTGAAACTGACTTGTCCCAATCTTCACCACTAAACCAGTCCGGACGAGAATAGCCCTCTGGAGCTTCCGCATCGCTGCATTCAGATTCATGTCTATCACTTCCCTTATTTCTGGCATTCTGCCATTATTTTATCATGGTGAGGTGGGAGGGGTTCTCTGCACGTTTGGATTTTAGGGGATAAAAAAAGGGATCACCGCACATCAATGCGAAAATCCCTTTTTTGACCATATACATTTATTCTATACAAAACTAGCTATCAATCTTCCCTCTCCGCCAAAATGGTCAATTATGAAAATCCAAGAATCGTCTTTTCTTTGCAAATACCAAAATTTCTTTTGCATTTTTATGTCTAGCATCTAGCGGAGTATCCCATCTTCCAGCTCTTACATATCTTACTTCTAAAATATCAAATCCTGTTTTTATTAGTAAAGAACAAATCTCTTCTTTTGTATATCTTTTATCTCTGATAACATACTCAGCAGACAGATCACCATCATTTTCAAATTGTTCTTTTCTATAAACAACCCCTGTTTCAGACTCCAATAAAAAATGACTCGGATCAAAAACATTACCACTCGTTTGCATAATTTTACTTGGCGGTAACTTTACTAAGGCTCTTGGGTTATCTCTAACTTCAGGAACAACATTCTGGGCAATATGCTGTGTTAATTCCAAATTCATAACACTTAATACTAATCGCCCGTTTGTGCGTAAATGCTTTCGAATGTTCTTGAGAATTTTTCGATTATCTTTTTCATTAACAAATGATCCTATTACATCATATAAGCATAACACCAAATCGGCCTTTCCCTCAAGGTGGGCGTAACGGCAATCATCTTTCAAAAAAGTAGCATCATATAGCTCCTTTTCACTTAAGATTTGTTCTATATTTCTTTTAGAATAATCAATTCCTGTTACTTTGTAACCTCTACGAGCAAATTCTAAGGCGTGCCTTCCATTTCCACATCCAAAATCAAATACTCTTTCAATTTTGAAATCTTGAAAATATTTCATAATAAAATCCACTTCATTTTCATGATGTTTATTCCACGCTTGAACAGTTAAATTCATACGATTATAAGCATCATTCACAATACGCTCTGAATTTTTAAAGATTTCATCATAATCTTTCTTTGAAATATTATATTTTTGATCTTTAAATGTAAATGCAAGCCACTCATGACCTATCGGCAAATCTCCTAAATTCCACTTATCATTATATAATTTCAAATTTTGACTAACTACCTTCCTATCAACAGGAAATCCAGAATTTAAAATAGATGATTCATCGTCCAGGTACATTTTTGCATTAGAAGCAAAAGGTATCTTGCTCTTTATCATTACTATTTTTGCGCTGTGTTTTAACATCTCTTTCGGATCCACTTTTCTAAAGGTAGCCTTTTCCAATGTTTTTACCGTCAATGCATTTGATGTTGCTAATCCCCAGGCATAATCATCAGAAAATCCCCAAATCGAATGAAGCAATGTTTTTGCAATTCCTTGCTTTCGATAATCTTTATGCACAACCAGTTGTAAAACCCAGGATATATTATCATTTTTTCCAAATATGTCCTTAAGGTAAAATGCCTGGCCTATAATAACTCCATCTAATATTGCCAGTGCTACATAGGTATTATTTAACTCTCTGTATTCTTCGTAGCGACTACTAGGGAACTTTATTCTTTTGCCCTCTCTATTGCTTCCTTCTCCCCAAGTACCATAATGATTGTCAAATAATTCTTTGCATTGCGCAAGTTCTTTATCAGTCAACTTTTGACAGGGAATAGTTTTGTACCGTATATCATTGCTCCTCTTTTTATAAAACAACACTTCTTCACCTCCCAAAAATGATCATTATTATCATACTTCAGAGCATGCCTTTTTGCAACATAAAAGTACAATTCAAAAATCAAAAGCTTCTTCACAAAAACATTATAAATCACTGTTTAGGCGGAATCCCGAAATTATTGACGTATCGGACACACTTCAACCGCTCACCTCTAAATTCTTCCCCCAGATACCACCTCCCTCTATTTTTCTACGCGAACCTCAACTGCCCTCCTGCATCTTCTCCCAGGCGATCCGCCCGGCAGTTCGGCAGCCGCTTCGCCACACATAATTCTTTCAGATTCGCCCCAGCAACGCAAGAAGCACTTACCGCTCGGCAAGTGCTTCTTAATAATTGAAATATTACTTCCTTTTGCCCCGTCTTCTGGCACGTTCTTCTCGTTTTCCTTGAATTACTCCATATGTATAGGCTTCAGAAATTATTAATGGCAGGTACCCGCACCTATCCGCCGCAGCCTGCAAAAAATTCCCCACTTCATCCGTTCCATCAAAACATACTACTGCCTGATGCATATTTATCTGCAATTCTTTCTGTATGTTCATTCCTGCACCTCCCGAAGTGCCTCGCCCTTTTTAAACAGATTATTATATATCATATCCAACACTATATTCATGAATTTTTCACTCAATTTCAAAGGTTTTACTTCCTGTATTACTTCTTTGCGAAATTCACCAAATTCCTCTATATTCATTTTACTGCACTCCCTCTGCAGCTCCGCAACCGACGGCGCAACCTGTATACAAAAATCATGATAACTCATCACGCCACCTCCTTGGAAAGGTTTAACTGAGAATTGCAATCATTAACCTGTTCCTTCAAGAATACCGGAAGTTCATATACATCAATTAATTCATGTGCTTCATAAATGTACCGACGTTTCAGGGCTTTATATGATTTAAACCGTCCCTTTTCATCGTATAAACCAAACTCACGTTTCAACTGATTATAAATATCAGTGTACACCGCCGAACGAATTTTCGTATCCTTATATGCATTGGATTCCTTTCCGCCCATCACTGCCACGCCTTTTCTCTTTACGTGATTACATAATTCATCTGCTTCCGCTCCATATAAGGGAATATCATATTCTAGTTTATCCATGCGTGTCTCTATCTTCTGGATCTTCTTGTCATGCATGATGATAGCCTGTAATTCTGTTGAGAGTCCTTCAAATTGTTCTTTTTTATACTTTTTCTCTACCTCAATAAAGTATCTGCGGATCTGCTTTCCCTTCTCGTTACGTTCAAGCATTGCCATCTCTTTAGCAGTATCGAGTTTGATGATATGGTCTTTCTTAGGTGTTCCACCAGCCACTGTCGAAATTTCGACACTGTCAAAATCCTCATTTTCTATTGCATCAATATCAGAAAATCTTCGTTTTACCCATTCGCGGTAATTACTTTTAACACCTAAAACTTCATGAAGTTCTGAACCGTACACTACTTTCTCCCCAATGCTTGTTTCGTATACTGGTACTAATTCATTTTCAATTACTGTTAAATTTTTCATCTTAATTCATTCTCCTTTTTCTTGAAATTTCACAAAGGAGATGATATAGTCATATTTATCAAATCCTTTGTGATTTGTGGCTTATAGAAGTTGCAAACTTTGGTCGGGGCGCAACTTCTATTTTTTTAAATCTTCATAGACCTTTTTAATACCCATTTTCTATTATCCCCTTTTTATGTTCTCACCTCCTTTGTGTACTTTAAGGGAACATCCTCATTATAGTGTATTAAAAAGGAAATGTCAATATGGAAGTTTACTTTTTGGACACAATATACTATAATGTGTCTTAGGAGGTGTTTATATGCAACGATTAAAAAGCTTGCGTGAAGAACATAATTTAACATTACGCCAACTATCTGAAAAGCTTAATATCTCATATTCATCACTCGGAAAATATGAGCGTGCTGAGCAGCAACCATCTTTTGACACCCTCATAAAAATTGCAAAGTTTTTTGGAGTATCTACTGACTACCTTCTCGGTTGTAGCAATTATAAAAATGCAGCCGAAGAATACGGGTTCAGTCAATCTTTATCATTGCCAAGAAACAAGGTTCTCTACGATCTATTCCAATCCATCTTAAAAAACTATTCTAGGTTGGTAGAACAATACAAAAAGTGTAACATATCATTTACTTCTCATGATATACCTGCACAAATGCTGACTAACTTAAATGTTATTGCAAAAGCTTACGAAGAAATTGCCCCGGCAGAAGCTGAATCCTTAGAAGAATTAGCAGAGCAAGCAGGACAGATGACATCCTCTATAACCTTAAATTTTCAAACATACCAACTTTTTACGGAAATGCTCAAATTATATACTCATCAGCCGCCTACCAACAAATAGGCGGCTTTTTATTTTATAGCACACTCAATTTCTTTTGTAAAATCCGCTTCTATCAGCCCCGACCCATTCTAAACACTCTAAAATGCCCATAAATCGATTTTTTGTTTTCAATCAGCATTTTCTTACCCTTATTGCCGTTTCCCGCAGAATTTTTTATTTGATTATAATGTCTGCAAAGATAGACGATTAAAAAAACAGGGAGTACCCGCCCCCTATTTCTTACATTTTTCTTACAATCCGTTTTTCCGATGTTTGGCCTTTCTCCGGCTTCCAATTCTCGCACGCCCCCTCATCGCCCGCCGGATGCCAGTCGCAAAATTCATCATACCAGCAGTTCCAGCATTTTCTATTTCCTGACAATTCGCTCAAACAATTCATGATATCTCCCTCCTATCATTCTCTTAAATTTCCTGTGTTATGCCGCTTTATTTTTACGTATTATACGTATTTTATATTGACTACACGTATAATACGTGCTATAATATCATTGTAAGGAGGAAACAGCTTAATGAGATTTCGTGAAATCGAAAAAATAATTCTCGATGATGGTTGGACGCTGGTTAATGTAAGTGGTTCGTACTACCAATACAAGCATCCAATCAAACCCGGAAGGGTTACAATCCCAAACCATCGCGGCGATCTTCCGCTGCGAGTTGCCAACTCCATACTTAAACAGGCGGGTCTCAAATGAGACCTGTCTCCTTAAATCATCTGAAAGGAGATTGTTTATGAACTATATCTATCCAGCTGTATTTTATCCAGAACCAGACGGTCGCTTTTCGGTTATATTCCCAGACCTTAACGATCTTGCCACATACGGCGATAACCTCGCTGACGCTTTTTCTATGGCACAGGATGCGTGCGGACAATACCTGTTTACCTCCTTGCGTGACGGTGAAGCGCTTCCAACGCCTACACCGCTTGAGTCTGTCGAAAAGGATGATCCCGCTGCTTTCGTCAACCTGGTAGGCGTCAACCTCAACGAGTACGCCCGCGCATATGATGATAAGGCGGTCAAGAAAACCTTGAGCATCCCTGCGTGGCTGAATACCGCCTGCGAGAACTATGGCATTAATTATTCCAAGGTCTTGAAAGATGCTCTCATTGCAAAATTACAGACACAGGCCTAATCTCCTTACGCCCCGGATTCTTCCGGGGTCTTTTATTTTATCTGTTGCACCTCTCTGTATATCGCGTCACAGGCAGCGTCCCATCCTCTGGCATATTCATCGCCCGCATCGCAGCCGCCCATCTCTTTTATCAGCTCCAGCACTGCCGCTTTGGGAATGCTGTCCTCCGCATCTTTCTTCATTCCTTCCACCTTCCCAGCAGCCTCATATATCTGCTTATCTCTGCCAACGTTTTGCGGCGGTAAGCGTAGAAATCGTCCTCGCCTGCCGCTATCTGCCGTCCCATCCGCAGAAGCGTCCGGTATCCGGCGCCGCCGGTAATCGAATCGTATATCGCTATTTCCAGTCCCGGAGCCGCAGAGATCGCACACTGGAGAATAATAAGCCTTTCCTCCGCAGATGCTTTCAGGCAGCGCTCCCGCGTTTTCTCTTCATCGCTTTTCAGCATTCCATAATCCGCATAGGTTTTATAACGTGTTCTCATACAGTCCTCCGTTCCCTCCTTCGCCTACACCGGCATTACTACCGCCGATCCAGAATCTTCCCGCGGTAATACATCGCCAATTCCGCGTATGTACTGCTGCTTCCGTCGGATGTCCGCACCAGATACCGGTGCTTACTGATTACCCGAACCGTCCGGCGCACGGTTCGCACCTCGCCTTTGGTACGCGCATCGGCAAGCAGCATCACTTTGAGCGAATCCCCGACCTGCACCCGGTTTCTGGTCTTTTCCAGCTCATCCGCCCAGATGCCGTCTACCATCCGGCGATCATCTGGCTTGTCCAGTTCCTCGTCGTTTTCCTCCTCGCCTACACGCGTCAGCAGGTAGACCGCTTTCTGACCGCGCACACCATCGCCCTCCTGAATCAGTTCGCCCAGAGCACACATTTTCTTTACCGCAGCTCTGGTTCTCTCCCGTTCCTCGCCAATCGCTTCCGAAAGCTCCCGAAGGGTATTTCTCTTGCCGCCCCGAAGCTGCTTCTTGATGGCTACCCGGCGTTCCTCCATGCTCATCATCGTTCGTTACTCCTTTCTCACCCCTGCCTAAAACATCCTCATCTGCCCCTCCAGCTCAAAATTCATCCAGAGGCATTCCGTCCGCTGCTTGTTTGCACGGCAATATTCTATCTTTTCTTCCCTGTGCCAGTTCTGCAGCATATCCGAATACAGCTCATTATCATATCCGCTTATTATCGCCGGTCCCTGGTGTTGCAAAAGCGCCCTCAGAAGGTTCTCGTGGTCCGTATCGCTCATCTCATGCTTGTACTGCTTGCCTGTCCTGCTGCCAAGGATGTACGGCGGATCGCAGTAAATCAGCACGTTTTTGTGATTATATTGCTCGATCAGCTTAACCGCATCCATACACTCTATCTGCACTCCCCGCAGTCGTTCCGCCGCTTGTATGATCACATCCGGAAGTCGGCTCCAATCACGCGCCGTATACGCTTTTTCTCTGCCACAAACATCCCGCTTCCAACCAGGCGGAGATCCGACCGTTCGGAATCCATATCCTTGATTGGCTCTTATACACAGTCTTACAGCCCGGTCATAGGCTTCCGTGAATTTTCCCTCTTCTTCGTACAGCATACGCGCATATGGGGTGTAGTAAATCATCCATGCGAGACGTTCCGGATCTTTCCGGATGCATTCAAACAGGTTGATTACATCTCCATCCAGATCGTTGATCGTTTCAATCGGGCTCCGCGTTTTCCGGAAGAGAACCGCTCCAGAACCTAAAAATGGCTCTAAATAGCTGCGATGAGCCGGGAAGTGACCGATGATCCAGTCCGCCAAGCGCGCCTTACTGCCTGGATAGCGAATCACTGATTGCATTGTTCATCATCCTTTCATCCCGTACCGGGTTCCACAGCGCTTCCAGCCTCGCCCTGCGCCGCTGCGCCCACCATGCCCCACACCATCGCATCGTAGTCGTAGCCATGTTCTTCCAGGTTGTGAAAGCGGTTCTTCTTGGCGACTTCGGCGGCCCCATCCTGCCTCTGCGGATTCTTTTCTCTCCTGTCCCAATTTCTAACCGCTGCTTTCCAGTCCTTCATGCGATTCTTGCCGACCATCCAGCCGTTACTGGTGTAGTAGTCAATAAAACGCTCTGCATCCACGTGCGTGTATCCCATTTTCAGGCAGTAATCTTTTACTTCTTGGAGTGTGGGAGGCGCGAAGCGCTTTTCTTTTACACCCTCTAGGGTGTTTTCTTTTAAATCATTATCATACTCATTATCAGCTTTTTTTGCTTTTTCAGAAAAGCATTTGCTTTTTTTGCTTTCCTCAGAAACCATTTGCTTTTTATCAGAAGCATTTGCTTTTGGTCTTCCGCCTTTCTTCCCTGCTTCCGATCTGGCGGCACATGCTTCTTTGTAGCGCTGACTGTCTGCGTCCAGCTGCTGCTTGATAAGTTCAAACACGAACGCCAATGCAGGGTCTTTCGGAGCGGCATCCGGGTCTTTCTGGTAGGCATAGATCGCCTTGATGAGTTCGCCCGCCTGCTCGTTGCTCATCTTTTCGATGGCAGTGCCCCAGCTCTCATACATGACAAAAGACTTCTTATCACTCATCCAAGCCCATCTCCTTTCCCGCCTGCCAGTCCCGGTAATAGCAGATCCATGTATCCAACAGCAGAGTAATGATTCCACCGCGGATCCGTGCTTTCAGTTCGTCGAAAATGTCGTCCGAATACATCCGTTGGAAGTTCTGCAGGTACATGGACACCCGCCACGGCTCACGGTTGCGCCGGTGCATTACCACCGGAATCTCGCCCGCCCTGGCGTCCCTTGAGGACCGCTGCAGCGCTTTCCGAAGTCTCAGGTCTTCCACTCGTTTTACTTCGATATGTACATCCGGCAGCCCAATCACGTCCGCATCGCCGGAAGTCCCGCAATACTGCTGACCCCGGCGGCAATTATATCCATAGTCCCGCAGGATGCCAGCAAGTTCACGCTCGCCGCGCTTTCCTTTTTCCCTCTGTGCCTTCCCCATCCCGCTGTCCTCCATCCCTGAACATGCTAATTTGTCCATATATGCCTTTCGGCTCTTTCCATCCCGTCGCAAATTTAAGTGCTCCCGCCTGTGCTGCGCGGATTGCCTGCACGCGGCGATCTTGCCGCTTAGACCAGCGCTTGGCATCTGCCCGCCCCGCATCCGTTGTCTCCGGCAGGTAATAGCCCTTGCCATCGTCACGGCTCAGAATCGCGTAATCAAGCCGCAGAATCTCTATTCCCTTGCGGAGCATCCGATCGCTGCATCCGAGGCGCTTGCACAGCTCCCTGCGGGTCTGCGCGTTCTTATGTCCTACACCCAGCGCATTGTATAAAGCACTGGTAAAGATTTCCATTTCTGTCAATTTCTTTTCCGACAAATCTCTTCCCCCTTCCGGAGCGGGAGGGTCGGTCTCCCTCCCGGTAAACCAATGGCATCCTGTAAAGGTTGGTAATATATAACACGGTAAGGCGTGCCAGGATGCTGTCTACGGGTTGCTATGTACAAGCCCTGCGGCTGTTGTACCGTTATAAATAACTCTTGCCAAACTCGGCAATAAACTGCTGTCTGCTGCCGATGTGAGCCTCATAATACTCCTGTGCCTGACGTTTCAGACTCTCATCGAACTCTTGGTTCATATGGACACTGTACGGCGTCATGTTATGCCAGTCCGGGCGGAGCGGAACGATAAAGCCATATACCTCCGATCTGCTCCGGTTGGCTCCATTAAATACATGATGGATTGCCACCTCCTGGCTGCCGGTAATGATACAATGTTTTAAATCATCCGTCAGTACGCTATACAGTTTCTTTCTTCCTGTGGTTTTCTTCATACTCTGCCATCATCCGAGCCAACTCCTCCGGCGGCAGGGTTTCAATCCCCTGCTCCTTGCATTCCGCTACCAGCCCGTTTATCAACTCGCTCATTTCCTTTGTATCGTAGGTACTGGATCCAGCAAGCACCGTATATGTACGGTATGCTTTCCCATCCTTGCCCTGCTTAACCTGCGAAGTTGGACGGATGTGGAAGGTTTCCGCCTCCAGCGCCGTCTCTTCCGCTTCGGTCGTGTCCGGCACAACCAAATACGCCATCTGACCGGCAATCATGAGATTCTGACCGTACCTCCGAAGCATGAGATTGTGCGCCCGCGGCTTGGATATGCCCGCCGCCTCTGCCAGACGCGAGAGAAGCACCCAGTAATACGCATTCGCGTCCAGGCTCCGCTTCTCCCGCCATTGCTTTGCAATGATCCGCAGGGGCTTGTCCTTCATCTTGTCAATCGACGATGACACATCCGATTCCAACTCAAACGTCAGCCGCATCCGACCGGTTTTCCAGTCCATCGACACATCTTTTAAAGTTCCCTTACTCTCCATAGGCTAATTGAACGGAAGACCGCTCGTTTCATCCTCCGGCGGCACCGTGGCTGGATCTACTTTCCCTTTGGATTTATCCGGCGTGTTCTTAAAACTCTTCATCGCGTTCTGGAATCGTTCCACCGTCAGGTGTTCCAACGAGTCTACGCCGATTGCTTTCAAAATACATTTCGGACTTTTTCCGATTCTGTCGCACTCTTTCAGGAATACACTCCTCATTGCTTCTGTCGCAAGCTCTGGTGCCTTTGTTGACTCTGGCGGTGTCTCTGCATCCGGATCCTTCATTTCCTCGGTTGGAATGCAGAACACCTGAAAGCAGGCATATTTGAACGCAACCGACATCGCTTTGTTGGTTGCTTTGTCGCCGCTGTCCATCCCTTCGCCAACTACCACCGCCTCGATGTGGCTGCCGTCCTCTGCGTAGAACGTATATTTCATACGACAGACCGAATATAAAAGCATCCCACCCTTTGCAGTCCTGCGTTCCTCCCGCGTCTGATCCATAACCTCCGGGACAACGAACAGGTGATGCTTAATAAATGCCGGATTCAGCGCATTCATGACCGCGTCAATGCCGCGATACTTGAATTTCTGCTGCTCATTTAACGAATCTTTCCCGACCACTCCCACATCTTCCATGACAGCCGCTATCGTCTGGAAGATATTCTTTTTCGTCTCTCCCATATCTCTGCCACCTATCTAATAATCATGTTGCTACGGGTTACAATCGATACTCCAGGAATTTCAGCGCCATTGTCCAGCGCCTCTTTCAGTGCTGTCTTATTCAGCTCTGGATCCTTGCGCCGGATGAACGCTTCCGGAAGTGCATTGATATCTCCGGCGTATTCAATCGCTTTGCTGGCACGGTACGACACCGCCACTCTGCTTGTCTTAAACTTCTGACCGTCCAATGCTCTTTTAACATACTCCTGCAGCGAATCCGCCTTTCTCTCGGCTTCTCTCTGGCGTGTTTCCAGCACCCTCTTCTCATTTTTCAGCTGCTCCGCATCGCTTTTCAGATCCTTAATCCAGAGCAGGACATTCTCGATCTTCTCGTCTCTGGCTTCCTGCAGCGCATCCAGCGCCGCATAAGCCTCTTCATTTACAATCTCCCCGTCTCTTCATCGACCGCCGCCTCAAACGCTTCCATGATGCGGGCATCAATCTCATACAAATTCATAAGCTACCTCCGGTTCATTTGCTCTATTTTCATTTCTCTGATTTTTATGGTTTCTATGGTTGATCCTGTTCTTCATATCTTTCCGGCACTCCTCACAAGCCAAACCGCCGTCTTCCAGATATGCCCCGCAGCAGTCACATCTTTCCAGCATCCTGTAACTCCTTTTTCTTGTTCGCAAGCTCTTTCAGCAGCCGATCCATACCTCCAGCACTGTCGGAGTGGGAATGTCTACTGTACCGTCCGCTAAGTCCAGCTCCATACCGCCATCCATTCTGATATACGGTAATATCAACATCAGGAATATTTCCGAAGAATGTAAAGAATGCCGTAGGTTTGTGTCCAGTAAGCTCCTGACTTCTTGCCTGTGTGGTATTGATCTCCAACACCATCTCCAGCGCCTCATGAATCTTCTTCCGGCGCATCTTCTCAATTTTCTTTGCCAGTCTCTTCTTCATCAGAATCCTCCTCCCATGCTGCTTCCGCAGTTGCAAGAAATGCTATATAGAAATCTGCATACGCTTTCGCCAGCTCTTCTCCCGAAAAACGCTTTTTCAGAAGCGCCGCCGCCATTACTGCCAGGGCTCTCGGAAGAAGTGAATATTTAACATCACCGATGATAAACACCCCTGAATCTCTGGTTGCATCATACTGGATCGTGGCGCCAAGGATCATATCCCCCTCCAGCTCCATCGGCTCCCTTTTACCTTTAATTGTTGCTTTTACCATTGCATCCTCCCGAATCTCTTGATATAATCAAGCTGTTAATATTTTTATTGATTTGACCGTTCAGCTCTGCCAAGCTGGCGGTCTTTTTCTTTGGTTTCCCATAACCGGTGTACCGGCTGGCATTCAGCAGTGCACCGGCACGGTTCGTTCCGTTGGTTCTTCTACTCATCTTTCTTATTCAATGCCATTGCAGACGCTTTCCAGCAATTCCGCAATCTCCTTTCCGCTGTAAACAGCTCTGTTGTTTTCCGGTGTTTCATTCCCCAGATAGCCTATAAGGTAATGCGTCGCAAGCTTGACGCGTAATCCATCATCACGGTAATCTTCTCTGACTCTCAGATCTTCCCGTGGCATACCTCTGAGGATTTCTTCGACTCTCTTCGACATACTCCTGTCCTCCTTTCCCTGCTGCCAGAAACAGCCTTTACTGCTTCTCCAGCCTCAAACAGCTCTCGAACCCCCTCATCACACGGAACGCTGGGCATTTTTCTTTTAAGCATAATTCAAATCTCGTCCGTGTAACGTCCCCTTGTCCAACAAGTACGGCTGGAAATGTCTCCATCACAGTTCTGAACGGGCAAAACTCCATTTCTCTTTCTCTCATTTAGAACATCCCCGCCGCCTGTGCAATCGCCACCATCGCCCCGGTCGCCACCGCTGCAATCGCCAGACCGGTAAAGGCTAATCGCCAAGCAAACTGCAGATCTGCCTGTGCTCTGCTCAGTTCCTCGCCCAGCACTTCAATGATCCGCTGGTTCTGACTTCTCAGTTCCATGCATTTCAGTTCTCTTCTCATCACGCTTCCTCACTTTCTTCTTATAATCTTTGCACGGGTATTCCCGATCTGATTCCATACACCGCCAGCAACTCCGGCAGGTACTACACGACTTTCTCATGCCACCGAATCCTTATCCATCGGATTCCGCCCGGTTTTCTCTATGTACAATGCCATCAGGCGGAACACCAGCAGAACACGCCCTGATGGCGGTCTGCCGACAATATACTGCAGGTTCCGGCTTCCTGTGCCGATTCGCTTTGCCAGCTCCTCATCCGTCCATCCGGTACGGTTTTTAATGGCAGATACCCAATCCTTGATCCAGAACCAATATTCCGGTCGTTTTACGATTGATTTACTCATTCAAATCCACCTCACTTTCTCTGTCTCGTCTCAATTTATCTTAAAGACAAAATGCATGGTTACACGCAGAGCCACGCCGCTACTCCCCACATCATCCATGCAGCCAAATAATGTTCTCTGACCGCCAACGTTACTGCGGCTATGTTTATCACAGCTATACTCATTGTTCTCGCCATATCTATAGAAATTTGGTAATCAACCATATCCTAACCTCCGTGATTATCGCTACCCAAATTTGGGTAGCAGTTTTTAATCGGTAGCATTCTAATACCTCTAATGCTTTGGTTTGCCTCATATTTCCAAAACCAATCGCCCTCCACCTGGCAAGAGCAACACCACCAAGAGAAAATGGAAGACACCGCTAAACTCATTCAGCAAAATGATGAAGTGATCGAAAACCAGCGCAAACAATACGAGGCGAGTTTAAAAATCATCGAGCTTTTAGAGGCTATCTATTCTGATTCAAATACCTCTCCAGCAGATGCTTCTCCCTTTCAAGCAGCTGATTCATTGCTTCAACGTGACGATTCTCATTCCTCAGATGATCGCTCAAACGATCCCCAAGCTGAATCACATCCCGGCTCTGCTGAACCAAAGCCTTCCAAATCTTCTGGTTCATCTGCCACATCTGAAACACTGTCAGAATCTGAATAATTGCTAATAAAAGGATCCACGTTCTCCACGGATGTGGATTCTTCTTCTTGCCGGCGTCCTGTTCTTTCTTCATCCCTCTCACCTCCCTTCTACTTGCCAGCTTTACCCCAACAGTTCACTCACAGGAACTCCCCCATTGTCTTTTCTCTCTACTTGCCCTATACTGAATTCATAGGCTTCCATCAAAGTCTAATTACACTAGAATGGAGAATTTCATGAAACAATTTTTTCAACATATCATCGCTGAATACCCTATATCCTTCGAATCTCTGATTATATGGGTCAAACTTATTCTTTCAACCGCCATTTCCTATGTAATGGGGCGATATGCTTCAAATAATCCCCGACACAAGGCAATCAATCAAGAGCAACTTGAAAAGGTATATTTACCATTGTATAAACTTCTTTTTGTTCAAGACATCTCAAAACTTGACTGCCAAAGCTTAATAAAACTTTCAAACCGAATGCAGATTATTTTGCGCAAACACTATGAACTGGTCTTTCCTCAACTGCATCAGCTTACCGAAGACTTTCATCAAGCACTACTATTAAAGCAAAATCATCAAGAAATACTTCGCCAAATCAAATATCAAGTTTATGTAGATTATGAATCTCTAAAAAGGAAACTTGGATATCCACATATTAATGCTTTCGAATTGTTTAGGCGAAAAACACTCATTGATAAGATTCGTACTATTTGGGGGTATTTGTTTCTTCTGTATTTATTTCCAGGCGCGTTTCTTAGCGCCGCATTCTCTCCCGTGACTTGGTCGTCTCTCTTGTTCTATTGTATTGGATTTTGTATTATTTCTTATATTGGTGTACAACTTGGATCTAAAAGTTTTTAATCAGCTCTTCCCAAAGTCCATCCCATAAAAATTCCATACAAACTTGCTGGCAAATCTCCGTATTCCGAACGAATCATTAATACGGAGAGCGCAAGCAAGAAAAATATCACGCCCTTTTTCACTTTTCCGCCTCCCTTCTGTCTGCTTGGTTCATCCCTCTCACCTCCCTCCATCGGAATACGCCCTCTGCTACAAAAGATTTACGCCTCAACCAAGGGCAACACCCCATTCCGCTTCAACAGGTCATATAAAAACAGACGCCTTTTTGCGTCCAATAGGAATGCTCTTTTGAATGCTGAACACCTTCCGCATCTGGATAATTATGTGTTTTAGTTTTCAGATAGTCGCTTCCCTGATACTTCGCATACAGCATCCAGACACCACTCTGGTTGAACTGAACCCCCAAATCATGGAGCATCTTATTGAACTTTTTTGCAGACATACCATAATCTTTCGCAATCACGGTTGTCGCAATCAGCTCCTTACACTGGAGAATCATGTCATAGTAAGAGGCTTTCGGCTGTAACTCCTCAATTACTTTCTGCTGTTCTGTAATCTGACCGCCAAGGAAGCGGCAACGATCTTTCAGACTATTGATTGTCTGATCCGCCATCTGCAATGCTCTAGCAAATACCTGTTCCGGTGAGTTCCAGGCTTTTTCCAGTTCCAGGAAATACTCACGGTACTGTCTGCCCTTTTCGCTACGCTGGATCATGCAGATCTGCTTTGCCATATCTATGGTAATGTCATAATCTGTTGCTGGGCGACCACCTGTACTTTCGGACATTTTTGTCCAAAAGTCTTTCCTGTTTTCAAATCCGTACTCACACATACGGTCAATCCATTTCTTAAATGGCGTTTCAATTCCTAAGCCCTCATGCAGTTCTCTCGCTGATACGGTTGGCTGTCCTGTTTCGTATGTAACCTTTATTAAATCAGTCATCACTATTTCACTCTCCTTTCAGTTTCTTTTAGGAAACTTTTTCAGTAAAAAAAATACTCATTACCTCCGAATCTTGTAGTTCCAGCACCTTAACGATAGCCATTATTTCTCGTCTATCAAATTCGCTATCTCCGTACATTTTTCGGTAAAACGCCGTTCTGCTAATATGTACACCTTGCATTCTCATCTTTAAAATTACATTTTTGATACTCATACCTTTAGATGTAATTTTTGACTTTAAAAGCAATCCATTCAAACCATCACCTCCAAAAAGTTTCTTTTAGGATACTATCGTTATATCACTCCTTTCTCACACTGTCAAGATGTTTTGTTTATTTTAGGAAACTTTTTTCTTTTTATGTATTTAAATGTTGCAAAAAGGAAACCGCAGTATTATAATATAAATACTTAATGAAAGAGAGGTCGTCAATATGGATAACAGATTATACGAACGACGTAAAGAGCTTGGCCTTACCCTAGAGGACGTTGGAAATATTGTCGGTGTAACCAAAAGCACCGTTAAAAAATGGGAAAGTGGCTATATCGAAAATATGAGACGTGATAAAATCGCCCTTCTTGCTAAGGCTTTAAAAGTTTCCCCTCTATATATTATGGGCATTGATGCAGGTCCCGACGAAGTAAATGACGAAAATTATATTAATCTGCAATTAGAATCTAATACTGTTGAACCTGAACCTGACTATTATCTAAACGATGAAACCCGTAAAATTGCGAAAGAAGTCTATGAAAACCCAGAGCTTCGCTCTTTCTTCCATAACCCCGGAAGAAAATTAATGGATAATTACGGTCAGCTATCCGATACAAATAAGAAAAAAGTGGTTAATTACTCCAATAACCTCCTAGCCATCCAGAAGATGGAGGAAGAACAGTCTCACCTCATGCCGGATGCAGCGCATGAGCGAACCGACATCGACACCGAAGAACTCTCGGCTAAACACGATGATGATATTATGGATGATCCGAACTTTTAATATAAGCGAGGCGATTTATAGTGAATTATGAGGATTTACTGATGGAAGCTGAAGCAGAAGGGCTAATAGTTAAGGAAAAGCCTCTGAAAGTCAGCGATGGACGAATTAAAGGGAAAAGAATTGCTATCAGACAGGATATACCGACATACAGGCAAAAGTCCTGTGTCCTGGCCGAGGAGCTTGGACACCATCATACAACAGTAGGCCGTATTATCGAACAGGATTCCGTGATGGATAGAAAGCAGGAACGCTTGGCGCGTCTGTGGGCTTACAATAAGCGCATCGGACTTTCTGGCATCATTCAGGGCTACCGAAAGCATTGCCGCAACCTCCACGAACTGGCAGAGTGCCTGGAAGTGTCAGAGGATTTTCTGAAAGAGGCGCTGGAGTGTTACCGCGAAAAGTATGGATGTTATTCGGAGCTGGATGGGTATCTGATTATGTTTGAGCCGTATCTGGCGGTGATCGAGAAAATATAA